ATATTTTGAATTTAAAGTATTTATCTAATGGCAAGAATAACTAAAGATAATTATAACTAATTAAAATCTAAAGATTTAAATACTAGCTATGAAACAATACACAATAGAAGAACTTAAAAATGAGTTCAAAAAACTTAACTACGAATTTCCTAATCACTTACATCTTGTAGGTATTAGATCTAACGCTAACAAACCTAATGAGTTTGATGACCTTATCGCAGTTATAAATAATAACGAAATTAGTTGGTATACCTGCACTACTAATCCTGGGACTCATTGGTTGTTAAACTTACTCAATCCAAAAGGTGCAGCTCTTCTTAAACCTGGGCAATATCTTAATACATGGCAACTAGGTCTTCATCAGGGTAAGTATCAAGCTCTTACACAATGTAAAAATGTTACTGTGTTTAGAGATGGAGATAAAGATAATATTGCTGAAGAAACTAAAGTAACTCAAACTGGTATGTTTGGAATTAACATTCACAGAGCAAACGAAAAGTTAATATCTAAATTAATTGACAAATGGTCTGCAGGATGTCAAGTTCTTAATAACCCTCAGCAGTTCAATGAGTTACTTACTAAATGTAAGCAGTCAGGACTTAAAACATTTACTTATACTTTACTAAATGAATTTTAATGGAACAATCTCTTATTGAAAGATTAATAGATTTTGGTGCTTTAGGTATAATGACTATAGCTATGGGTTACATACTATACCAATACTGGAAGAAAGATAAAGAAGAAAAAGAAAGATTAATTAAAAGACTAGAAGATTGTAACGATACAATAAAAAGTTATAAAAATGAAAAAAATGCTGACTAGTATATTCTCAGCAGATGGGAATCTTTCTTTTAAACGAGTAGGATCAGCATTGACTCTACTTGTTCTATTTGCATTAGCTTTTATTAGTACTTTAACGGAATCTAAAACTCCTGATTATATCTACGACTGGTTAGTCATTATAGTACTTACAGGATTTGGAGGTACAGCAGCTGAAAACATTATCAAAGCTAAACAACCACAGCAATGAACGACAAATACGAAAAACTTATTGCATTAGTTTTAATGGGGATAGTAACTGTCGTTACTATATTAATACTCTTTCAAACTACAGAACCAGAACTTCCAGTTACTAACGAACAAGATAATACTAAATTAGAGTTAGAAATAGAAAATCAAAAACTTAAATTTTTAATTGACTCTTTAGCACTAGTAGATAGTATCCATCTTATTCAATTAAAAGAAAAACAAATCCTTATTAAAACTAAAAAAGATGAAGTCGTTAAAGCTATTTATTTTATTCCTAATGCTGATACTAAGTATAAAGACAGTCTCTGGACAGTGTATACTCAGGACACCATCGGGAGAGGTTATACTAAATAAATCTCAAGAAGATAAAATTCTTCAGTTGCTTAAAGAAAAAGAAATCTTATATTTGGTAATTGAAGATAAAGATCTTCAGATTAATTATTTAAATAATAAACAGATGGAAAGTTTCAGACTAACTCAAGCATTAATGGAGAGTAATGAAAGACTTCAAGAGAAGACTTTATCTCTATCTAAAAAAGTAGATTCTCAAAACCAAGAGATCGGACAGTTGAAAAAAGATTTAGATATTAAAACACATCGACTTAGAGCTTTCCAAATTGCTACAGCAGTTACTTCTACAATTATTCTTGTAAAAGTATTTCTTATGTAAAAGATTTAATTATATTTGCATTCAAATACCTAACACAATGAATGCAATTAATTTTAATCCTACCCGTGATTGGGTAGTTGTTCCAGATCCATCCGTTAAAGAAACAGAAAGCGGAATCGTATTATCAGAAGGAGCTGCTATGGCAGCAAAGAAACCTACATCTACTATTGTAGCATGTGGTCCACAATGTACTCAAGTTAAAGTTGGGGATGAAATCTTAGTTCATCCGACAGCTGAAGGATTTTTCTTTGAAGTTGATGGAAAGAAATACGCAGCTATTAATGAGTTTATGGTACTTGGTGTAATCCCAACTAATAAAATTCAAGGTCCAACTAATCTATAAATTTTATGGATGGCACAGTAACAATTTCGTTGAAAGATTACGATGAGTTACGCAATCAAGAACTCTTCGTAAAAGATACAAAGCAAGCCTTAGTCAAGTCTGCTAAAGAGTTAGAAGTATTCTTATCTTTTCTATGTACCAGGGAAAACATCTCTGAGTACATAGAAGAGTTTAACAATCACGCTAAAACTTGTAGAATTAGACTAATAGATGGGCGAGCTAAAATTGAATTAATAAATTTCTCAAATGAAACCGATCAAGATTAAAGCACAAACTACATTTAAGTATTTGTCTTTCTTTAATGGGCTATTTAAGCTTACAGAAAATGAACTTAAAGTCCTTGCAGCTCTTATAGATAATACTACAGAAGTAAATTTATGCTCTGCAGCAAATAAAAAGAAAATTGCTGAGCTACTAGAAATTAAAGATCACAATACTTTAAACAACTATGTCAAAAGATTAAAGGATAAGAAAGCTATTCTAAAAGATAAAGCTAACTATAAACTTAATCCTATGCTAGTAAAACAAAACAGAATAATAGCAGTTATTGCTGATGAGGTATGATAACAAAGTAATTTGGATGTTTGATAAAGCACCATTTTACATTGCAACTATACAAAATTCCAAAGGTAAATTAATCGCAATAGAAATAGAAGAACATGAGCAACAAGATCAAACCGAGCACACTACAGATGATTAAAAATTACACGATAGATACGTGGGATTATATTGCAGAAGGTTGTCCACCAACACCAGTTGCAGAATACAAACAACGCATAGAAATTTGCAATGATTGTCCATCTATTACAGATACATTTAAGTGTTCAGAATGTGGATGTCCAATGCTTAAAAAAGCTAAAAGACAAACTGCAAAATGTCCACTTAATAAATGGCCTAAAACTGTAATAGGATCTGAAGGTAAAAAGATTAATATTACCAGAGGTAAATGAGTACAAAAAAAGAAAAGAAAATAATCATTCAATTAGCTACTAAACATAACCTGTCTTTGCATGCTATAGAAGATGTAGTATTTCATCAGTTTAAGTTTGTTGCTGAAATGATGAAACAACCTGATTTTCAAATGATTAGACTACCTTATTTTGGAAAATTTCATGCAAAAAAAGGGCGCATAGCTCATCTAAATGAAAAAACTAGGCGTAAATTAGAAAAACAAAAATCTATATGAAAGATTTACTTACGATAAGCGAAAACGTAGTTCTCCCATCTCCATATGCATTGCTAATTCCAGAGTTTAGTAAGTTAACTAAAACAGAATTAGCGTTTTTGTACCATTTTGTGGACCACAGATCTAGTTATGCTACATACGAAGAAAATGAAAGACAGGAAATTCTTATTAAAGATTTTAATGTTACTATAACCCCAAAACTTCAAGCAGGAATGGTTAAGTATAAAGAGTTATCTGAAACTCACGCTACTAAACTACTTAAAGCTGCACGTATTTCAGTAACTAAACTAGAAAAATATTTTGCAACTATTGACCTAACAGAAATGGATGAAAATGGACGATTGATTTACCAGGCAAAAGACTTGGTTGCTAACTTATCTAAAATGGGGGATGTAGTTGAAGGACTCGATAAATTAGAGGAGTTGGTTAAAAGACAAGCAGAGAAAGATAATCCAAATCGTGGAGGAGTTGTAACAAATAAGTATAGCGAATAATGACATTTATAGATACTCACCTATTCTCACCAGCATCAACTAATTACCTAACCAAAGGGCACTACACTGATGAAATAAAAAACTCTAAAAGATACTATGAGTTTTGGGATGAGGAAAAACACAGATGTTTGTACGGATACGAGGTAAATGGAGTCCACATTACAGGGTTCCATTACTTTTATCTCAACTATTGTGTTATAGATAGAGTAGTAGATGTAGTAGATCCAGTAACTGGAGAAGAATACTCACAACGTGAGAGAACTTTCCCTGCATTTTATGATGGGGATTACGATTACTTTCAAGCAATAGAAAAAGCTAGGAAAACTAACAAGCATATTGTAGTACTTAAGGCTAGACGTAAAGGTTATTCGTACAAAGCCGCAGCTATGCTAGCAAGAAACTACTACCATTTACGTAATTCTAAAAACTTTGTATTTGCATCAGATAAACAGTACTTAATTGGTGATGGTATCATGTCTAAAACATGGGATATCTTATCATTTATTGATGACAATACAGCTTGGACTCAACCTAGGATTAAAGATACAGATATGCACAAGCAATCTGGGTACAAAAAGAACGTAAATGGTGCAGATGTAACGCTAGGTTTTAAATCTCAAATACTAGCAGTGAGTTTAAAAGATGATCCAGACAAAGTTCGTGGTAAAGCAGGTGAGTTAATCTTCTTTGAAGAAGCAGGATCCTTTACAGGTCTACTAAAAGCATGGGAAGTAGCTATGCCAACTATGAAACAAGGGTCTAAAACACTTGGAACTATGGTGGCGTTTGGTACTGGTGGAGAAGAAGGACCTGGATTTGAAGGTTTAGAAGAGTTATTTTATCATCCTGAAGCTTATGATTGTCTTGCATTTGAAAATGAGTGGGATTCTGGAGCTATGGGTACTAACTGTGGATTCTTTCACCCTATTTACAAAAACTTAGATGGGTTTATTGACAAAGATGGGAATAGTGATACCAATACAGCTATAGAATTTGAACTTGAGCAGAGAGAAAAGAAGAAAAAAGGTAATGATGCTAAATCATTTGACCAATATGTAGCTGAACATGCTTTTACTCCACAAGAAGCTACTCTTCAAGTTACTGGAAATACCTTTGACGTTACATCACTCAAAGAACAGTACAATCGAGTGATAGCAAACAACTTAGATGCTATCGGAGTAGCAGGAGAGTTGTATTATAACTCTGAAGGGAAGATAGATTTCCGTGGTAACACTCCATTTAAACCAATTACTAAGTTCCCACATAGGAAAGATGATGATGTAACAGGTGCAGTAGTAGTGTATGAGCCTCCATTTAAGACAGACCAAGAGCAACTTACCCCAAAAAATATGTACATAATTGGGCATGACCCTTATGCACAAGCTGGAACCTCTGGATCTTTGGGAGCAGCATACGTTATTAAAGTTCCTAATAACATGTCTAAGCCAGATGACTTAATTGTAGCATCATATGTAGGAAGACCGCAGACTCAAGATGAATACAATAGAAATCTGTTTATGTTAGCAGAATACTATAACGCTAAAATAGGATTTGAGAATGACCGAGGTGAAGTCATACCTTATGCTAAACGATTTAGAAAGCTACATCTTCTTCAAGAAGAGTTTGAGATGTTAGATAAACGAGATTTACGGAGTAAAACAGTTAAGAGGCAATATGGAATGCACATGACTGAGCAACGTAAGAACCAAGGAGAACTTTACATTAGAGACTGGCTTATTGATAGCAGAGGTGCTGACGAAGAAGGAAACTTTACCCTTAACTTACATAAGATTTATGACCCAGCTTTATTGCAAGAGTTAATTAAATTTAATCGTAAAGGTAACTTTGACCGTGGTATGGCATTAATGATAGCAATGTATCATATGCGAGAATTATACAACAAAGAAGTTTACATTCAAATTAACGATAACTCTAGTAATGACTGGTTCGATAAAATATACAAATAACCAAATAAATTACTTAATTTTGTATCTTTACTAAGAATTTAATTTAATTTTGTAATTAATGTACGGACAAGCTCATATACCTAAACAAAGAGTTCCACTATCTCAAAAAGATGAGAAATGGAAAAAAGATTGTGTTGACGCATTTATTAACTTGTCAAAGTTTGGAATTAGTGAGCGTCGTGCGTACTTGCGATCTTTGTATGACTACTATAATGGAGTAATAGATGAAGAAGATTATAATTATGTACTTAAGCCTTACGGTAAAACTAGAAAGAATTTCCCGACTAAGCTTAGAAACTACCCAATCATTAAACCCATTATTGATTTACTTCTTGGAGAGAAATCTAAGCGTCCTTTAGAGTATTCAGTTACTGTACAGAATCCTGATGCTATAAGTCAGAAAGAAGAGCAGTTACAAAACCTACTTCTTAATAATATCCGTACACAATTCTTAAATGAATTGATTAAACAAGGACAAGTAGAAGGAGAGCAACAAGAGGTTCCGCTTCCTAAGCAAGTTCAAGAAGAATTCAATCGTTCTTACGTAGATTCACGTGCAATTAGAGGACAACATTCTTTGAATTATATTATGAGTCAACAAGAGATTTATGATAAGTTTCAAAAGCAATGGTTTCACTTTTTGGTTGCAGGGGAGTGTTACTCTCACAAAGGAGTTAGACGTAACGAACCATTTTACGAAGTTATTAATCCACTAGATGTTGACTTTGATAAAGACCCAGATATCGACTTTGTAGAAGATGGAGATTGGGCAATCATTAGAAAGTTCTCACATGCTTCAACTATCATTGATGCTTATGGAGAGTTTTTATCTGATGAACAAATCCTAGAATTAGAATCTCCTACTCACACATCTGCAGAAGCCTATCTTTTGTATAGAGCAGAAGCAAGCGGTGCTGATGATAATATTTACCGTAACAGATTAATTGAAATCGTTACAGTTTACTGGAAATCAAGAAAAAGAATTGGTTTCCTAAGTTACATAGATCCCAATACGGGAACTCAAGAACTAAAAGAAGTTGATGAAACTTTCAAACTCACTAAAGAGATGAAAGAACAAATGCAAGCTTCTTTAGAATGGGAATGGGTTAACGAAGTATGGGAAGGAATTAGAATTGATAGAAGATTTTATATTAAGATGAATCCATTAGCTATTCAAAGAACTAGCATGGATAATCCTTCTATTTGTAAGTTGCCAATTAATGGAAGAAAATACTCTGATATTAATTCGCAACCTATCTCTTTAGTTAGTCTTGGAATACCTTACCAACTCAACTACAATATTTACAAATACAGAATGGAATTAGCAATAGCCAGGTCAAAAGACATTATTGCTCAATTCGATATTAACATGATCCCTAAGAATTGGGATATGGATAAGTTCATGTACTTTGTAGAGGGTACAGGTATTGCTTGGGTGGATTATAACAAAGAGGGAATACAACTTTCTCCGCAACACCAATCTGTGTTGGATATGTCAATTAAGACAATCTCACAATACCTTACCCTCTTAGAATCAATCATGGTTGAATGGGAGAAGTTAAGTGGTGTTAATAGACAACGTCAAGGTTCTATGGGAACCTATGAGGGGAAAGGAACATCTCAACAAGCCATTGTACAATCTTCACATATTACTGAAGATTTATTTAGAAAGTTCTCAAACTTTGAACAACGTGAGTTGCAAGGTTTAATTGACTATTCTAAAATTGCTTGGATTAGCGGAAAAAAAGGAATGTTTGTAATGCCAGATAATACTTTAGCAGAATTAGATATTGAAGGTATTGGACATTTAGAAACTGAATACGGAATCTTTGTATCTGATGGAGGTAAAGACGTAGAGAAATTGCAAGCAATTAGAGGATTTGCACAAGCTGCAGTTCAGAATGGTCTTCCAATGTCAGCTGCTATCTCTATCTTTGAAAGCGATAGTTTCCCACAAATTAAAGATAAGATTCGTCAAGCTGAAAAGGCTCAAGAAGAACTTAATAAAGCTCAACAGGAAGCACAGACTCAACAGCAACAACAGCAAATGCAAATTCAACAACAACAGATGGAACTTAATAATATTGATAAAGAAAAAGAACGTCAGTTGCAAATTGAACTTGCTCTTATCAGTGCTGAAGGAGATGATAAAAAGAATTCAGCTAGTTTAGAGAAAATGATGAAAGACTTTGAGATTAAGCAAAAACAACTTGAACTTAAAGAACAAGAAATTAATAATAAGTTAGCACAAAATAATACAGCAGAATAATGGCTAAGAAAGACTTAATGTCAAAATATCTTACTCCTCTAGATAGTTTAGAGAAGAACGGAACAGAAGTAATTAAAGACTTAGAAGCAGGATTTAGAGGTTCTGGAAGATTAGATACTTTAGTAGCTGAGTTAGCTTTAAGTATGCTAGAAGTTGCTAATAAAGTTCATCTTTTACATTGGGGAATGACTGGTCAAGGTTCTTATGCTGCACATCAAACTCTTGGTGACTTATATGACAGTTTACGAGGTAGAGCAGATGAAGTTGTAGAAAACTACCAAGGTATTGCAGAGACATTACTTACATTTATGGACTTTAATGTTAGTCCAAAATTTAAGGATGTAACTAACTGTTTAACTGCACTAGATACTTTAAAGAATAAAGTAGATGATCTTCAAAAAGAAAGTAAGTTTTCTGAATTCAATAACTTACTAGATGAGATTAAAGCAGACATTAATAAAGCAAAATATAAGTTGACTTTTTTGAAATAAAAGTAAATGGATAATGCGACTAGAAGACAATTGCTCGAACAAGCAAAACAAGTTGGATATACAGGAAGCATATTAGATGTATTCCAAAATCCACAAGTTCTAGATCAATTTGCTCAAGAGCAACAATCTCAACAACAAACACAAGTTCAGCAGCCTCAGCAGCAAATGCAAGTTGAGATGCCGACTCCTCCTGCTACAACTCCTAACTATAGAGTAGAACAACCTAGACAATCTGAAGCTAAACCTTTAGTAATGTCTAACACTGAAGTTCCTATTCAGATTAGAAGAAATGGTGGGATAAAGTTTGACAATGGTGGGCCTAAAGATAAAGGTTGGAGAGAATATAAAACACCAACAGGTGAAAGTTTATATTTAGATCCTAGATTTAAAGATCAAAGATATTATGTAAATGAAAAAGGAGATCATATAACTCCTAATCAAAACATGTCTTTATATGATGTTAATGAAAAAATATGGGAATCAGGAACATCATTACCTACTCTTAATATATCTCCTAGATATAAATATGAGCAACGTCCAGGTGCATTAGGCGCAATGGAAACTATTAGAGTTGATTTAGATAATAACTCTCAGCAAACAATATCTCCTGATGTAATGGCTACTAAAAGAGAGATGGATAGTTTTGCTAACTCTTTTAATCCTGCAGGTTTAGCTGTACAAGGTGTAAGTAATATGGCGCAAGGTAATATTGTAGAAGGCGCATTACAAACTGCACTTAGTATTCCTGTTGTAGGGCAAGCTGTAGGTAAAGTAATTGGTGCTCCTTTTAAATTTATAGGTAATAAGTTAGCATCAACTTATGGTCCAGCGCTATCTGAAGTTGGTAGATTAGCAACTACAAAAACACCTTTAAGAAATGCTTATAATATTTTACCAAAAAGTACTAAACAACTACCTGGTTCTGGTAATGTTAATGATGTAGTTAAGTTAGAATCTGAAATTTTAAAACCTAGATTTAACTTACAAAGAAGTTCATCTAAACCAAAAGATACTATGTTTAATAAAACAGAAGACCTTTCAGATGAAACATTTAACATAACAAAAACATTTAAGGGTAGGAGCGAAGAAGCTAAAACAATTCCAAGAAGTATAGATATAACAGGTAAATCTGGAAATTGGCAACTTAATAAAAACAATAATGGTACTTTTTCTTTTAGTGCTACTATGACTAATCCTGTTGAATCTGGTAGGGCTATGTTAAAGATGGATAAGTTAATGCCTCCAAAACCTACCATACTAGAAGAAAAAAGTTATAGTCTTGACTCTTGGTTAAACCATGCAAAGTTAAAAAATAGACCTCATTGGTCTGGAGAATTTAATGGTTATATTCCTTTAAATCATAGTGCTGTACATAATAAAAGTTTGGCAAAATTTGTACCTGAAGCTACTATTGACTATAGTGTCTTTAAAAACCAAGTTGATGCAGAAGAAGCTTTACAAATAGTAAATAATTTAATTAAAAAACAAGGAGTTGCTCAAGAAGCTAAAATTTTAAAAACAGGAGATGCATATCAAATTCAAATCCCTAATTTTAAATTAACTAGAGATTATAAAACTGGAGGAGTAATGTATAATTATGGAGGTATAACTGATCCT